TCCCCGTCAGCTTCTATATTTCTAACATCTGCTGAGGCAATCCTTTCTCCTGTTGCGGCGTTTGCTATGTCTTCAGCCGTGTACAGTTCGACATCCGTCAAATAACTTTCAACTTCGGCAATAGGCGCTGATAAGTAGTCAGCAATGTTTCCGCTGCTTGCGACTCCACTATTAATTAGCCTCATCACAGCGTTGACGTTTTCGGGCGTAGCATTTCCAGAAGTATAGGAATCCCTTGGGACTCCTGTAAGATTCTCAATTATAGCGTTAACCGGAACGCTAAAATGGGTAGAAACACTCTCAATACTTACCTCTCCAGTATTAAGTAATGTTTTTACAGTTTCTACATCCTCATCGCTGTAGGGTGGCTCGGCAGAGATGCTTGCTAGTGAGTTGGGGTTGGTATTAGCGGAATCTGCATTGGCCTGTGTTCTCCACGCTAAAAAAGCCGGATCACTTAAATTCTCTCCCCCAAGTTGAGGAGGCTGTCCTGTGGCTTGCTGCCAATCAGAGTAAGCTGCTAAGTTTTCATAATATTCTGGAGACATATTCGGAAGCGCCATCTCTATAGCTCCTTGCTTATATTTTCTGCCAAGCCTTCGCCTAGCGCGGCCCTGACCTGCTCAGAAGTAAAAGTAGCAGGCTGCTTTGTGCCGCCTGTTGTTTCGGTCACAGAAACAGTTTCAGTAACAGAATCTAGTGGGAGAAAACTTCTTCCCTCTGCCTTGCCAAAATTATCCCAGTGATATTTTGCATACCCCTCAAGGCTGTTGAATATTGGGTTGCCAGAATCTTTGATTAGCTCTTCTTTGTTTGCTTCGTACCATTCCGTCAGTTTGGGATAGTTTGCCAAGTATTGTGCAGCATCTCCAGAGGTCCAGCTTTGCTGTGCCTGAGTGTTTGTTGTATCGCCAAACTGCGGAGCCTGCATTTGAACAAAATCAATTTGCTCTGGATTTGTTAAGCCGGTAAGCGCCGAGTAATCAATAGGGACGTTCTGTGGAGAAAGGGCGCTATAGTCTATTGCATCACCCAACACAGCATTACGCTGGCCCTGTAGGCCCGCCATAATAGCCTGTTGCGCCATATAGTCACCCGCTTGTGTAGCGTCCAGCATGGGCTTAAATGTTTCCCCGGTTAAGCCGAGGTTCCTATTAATGACTTGGCCTCTAATATTTTGAGCGTTTTGATAGCCAGGAGTTAGGGCGTCAACACCGCGCCCGCCATACCTTGCAATTAACGCTGCCTTCTCATCAGCCTGCTCTTGCTCGGCTTTATATAATTTTTTATCTGATTTGTAGTCAAGAGCGCTTCCCGCAAGACTTGCCGCTGTTGATACTGCCGCTGCTGTTAACGGGTCCATAATATTCTCCTAGACTAAAATCCAGCCCTGTTTTCGGTCACCGCCAATTTCAGGCTGCATTTTTCGATATTGTATGGCAGAAGCGCCACCGCTAGAATCTAAATATAAACTGTACTGTGCCGCCTCGATTACGCCCTCTGGACTGCCCGACCCTACAATAGGAATCGATAGGCTTGCGTCCTGAGTAAACTGTCTAAACGAGTTAGCCATTGTCCCGTCCTCTCGAACGATAGGCTGGGCTACATTAAGCCTTGGCCCGCTCACCCCTCACCGCCAATAACATTAGCTGTAAGCTGAATAATTACTGGCTTAACCGCATCGGTAAGGGTAAACCTAAACACCTCAAACCTAGCCGCTCGTCCGTTCCTACGCCAGATAGCCCTTCGGTTGTACTCTCCAACCTTGCCTAGCCCTCTGGCGATTGCGCCCGTCCATGTCTTACCGTCTAGGCTGCGCTCTAAAACGATTTGCGGGTCTTCAACTGCCGCATTGCCAACCCCAGACTCAACCGTTAGCTCAAGGCTCGGAAAGAACACAGACTGCATATTGTTCTGAAACGGCTGTGTCGCTATCGTTCTTGATATGGTATTGCCGTATTCGGTATAGACATCAGGATCAAGCTCACCAATCCTACCGTCAATAATATCGCCACAAAGGATGCGATTGTACGCCTTTACAACAGACGCGATCCTTGAGCCTCCTAGAGAGCCTGAGATCAATGACTTGCGCTCATGCCACCGTTGGGATGTCGTATCATAAACCAGCGTGGTCGATGGCAGAGAGAAACCTATAAAGCCAGCCCCGTTAGTCGAATAGACCCAAGAGTAGATGGCAGCGACCTGTGTCTCTGTCAGTCTTCCTAAAATAGAATCAATAGCCGTCGTCGATATTTTGACTGTGTTGTTGCCGTTTAACCCCCAGATTGCTGGAGATTCATTCTGTCCTCCACCGACCCACATAAAAGTATCCTGTGCGTTAATCAGTGAATACGGAGAAAAGCAGCCCTTTTGTAAGAACAGCCCGGTTCTTTGAAAGGGAAAGTCAGCACCGCCTATGTTCTGGAATGCCTCAAATGTCTCACCGCCCGAAATAAAGAGCTGATTCTTAAAGACTACCGGGGCAACTATGTCATCAGGATCAGACTCGGCTGTACCAAAGTCTAAGGCGTTATAGGCCAGCCCGTTGTTAATCGCGCTGACTATGAATTTTTTGGTGTCCGTTGTAACTAGGAAATAGCCGTCAATAAAAACAACAAACTGGGGCGCTCCATTGGCTACAAAGTCAACATCTGTAATCTGAGCAAAGACATCAGTGACATGGTTGTAGATGTATCCGTTACCGCCAGGAACCAACACCATAAGCTGAGTTCCATTATCAGCCATCGAGACTCTTGCAGTTCCAGTAATCGTGCCTATCGTTGTCAGTTTAAAGGTATCGCTCATGCTGTAGAGCTGCGTACCGTTTACAAAGTACGGAACCCCGGCCATCTCATGTGCGCCACGATTAATTTCATCGAGCACGCCCGTAGTAGCAAGCTGTGTCGTGCCTTCTGTGCCGAACAAAGTCTCTTGGTTTAAGCCTACCCCTTGAACAATATTGGGATACCAGTTCGTGCATTCTTGGGCAGAAAGAGGCAAGGAATCGCTGACATAGAAACCGTTGGCTATTGGCAGGACAGTAGCGGGCATCTAATCAATACCAAATAGTGCGCTGCTAACTGTAATGTTGTCAGTGCTCGTCGCATTCCTCACAAAAAGCTCTACATAGTCACTTGTAGCAAATGACTGATTAGTTGATAAGGATAAATTCTGAGTCAATCCAGAAGAGATAAAGGCTGAGATTCTAGTAGCATCAATCACTACGCCATTCTTAGCCACATACACCGAAAGGTTTTGGCTTGCAGCAGAAACTGGGTCTAGCGTTATTGAGGCGTGTATAGTCATAACGGCTGTAGTCGTGCCGTTATAAGTAAGCCTGCCTCCTGACGTTTGCGTGAAGCCAGTATTTACGCCAAAGGCCCAAGTCCCAGCAATAAGAACTGGCGTGGCAGTTGCACCGATCACAGTCGCCGTTGCATTGGCTTGAAGTGAGCTTTCAACATAAGCCAAGTCATCATTGGCCGATATAGAGATAACATTGCCAGCGGCTGTAAGCGTAATACCGCTGCCAGCCAATAGGCTTACAAAGGTTGGGCTAACCGCCGTTGTGTTTAGCATTAACGGTGAGCCGGTAGAGTCTACGGTAAAATTGTGCTTAATCTCTACGCCGTCAGAGGCAGAAACATTAGCCTGTATTCCAGACCCATTCTCAATGCCCCTAATGTTATTGACCGTTGCCTGAATATCAAGAATAGGGGCAGCGGTTACAGCTCCAGCCTGAACAATAGTGCCAGTAACGCCTAGACCGCTAATAAAGTCAGTGTAAGAAATTCGGTAGTTGGTATTGTCAATAATGTAATTGAGGTAGCTATTTGAGCCAGCGATAGTTGTCTTGGCTACGAACTGACTTATCTTCCTGCCTTGTGCGCGTGTAGTTGTCATGCTGTGCTAGTCTCCAGGCCAATGGCTCCAGTGGTTTCGGCAAGTATTTCAGCCTCTTGGTCCGCATAAAAATAACCAGATGTACCATACGTTTGGCCTTGGTTGCCTGACCCAACGGGTAACGTACTGGGATTATGGCTAATCCCCATTGTCTGCCCGATAGTTCGCATCGTGTGCAATCCCTCACGTGCAGCAACAATTAAGCCTTGAGAGATAACGCCACCATAATCGGGCGATACCTCGATAGCCATGTTAGCTATGATCCCGCGCAATGCGCCAGCGGGAACCGTAACCGAGTCACCAAGATCAGCAACCTCGGTATAGCCAAGCTGTACGCCTTGGGCGTCTAGCTGGGTCATGTAATTGTTTAGTGCAAATATGTAGTCCTGGTACTCAGCAGGTTCAAGTGGAGACTCTGTTGCCTGTACCAAAATACGCTGCAATGATGCCTTAGCAACCTGTGCCACAGTAGCCATTAAGCATACTCGGCTTTCGGCTGGCGTTTCATTCCCTTAGTCAGTGCAGTCATTTGACTTTTGAGTTTGGCTATTTTAGCCTTTACTCGATTCTCTTCTTCGGCAAAGTTTTTCCCTTCCTTTCCCGCAATTCTAAATAGCTGATCTTCACCATTTCTAACTTCTCGCTCTAGCCTTCTTAGCTTTTGCGCCTTATCAACTCCAGCGTCCGAATAATCAAACTGAAAACCTGCGACCATTGGCATAGCAATATTCTCCTAAGTTTAAAAAAATAGGCGCGGCCTGTTTTAAAAACCGCGCCTATGAGCCAGTTAACTTATAAAGGCTTTATACTCCGTAACCTTGACCCGCAAAGTTAGGATTGAAGACCGCATACGCCGGGAGAAGATCAAAACGAATCTTCTGTGTATTAGAGTCACCATCTGAGTACTTAGATACTCGGATAGACATACCATCACTGGTGGTCGCAACAGTATCAGTTGAGTACAGCTTGGGTAGCTTCACTGTGCCAAGACCAAATGCCTGCTCTGTGTAGAACAAGTTAGGTTGGTAAACAGTTGCAGCAGTACCAAGAATAGTCACAACGGCTGATATAGCAGGAGCTGCATCAACGGTGTTGTATTGACCATTAGCCTCATAGATGGCAGCGCCAGAGACAACAACCGAAGCTGCGTTACCAGCAATAGTTACTGTTGATAGCACAGTGCCGGTCCAAGGAACCGCAGCACCCGCAGCATCAAGCATTACTTGTCGAGTAGCGATATTCAAACGATTAACACCAGCTATCTGAATTTGATCGCCAGCGGCAATGGTTCCAGTGCCTAAAGTCTCGATTGCAAGCGTCTGTTGCATAGTGTCTTTTGCAGTGACATAAGTCGCATCAGGAGCTGATGTAAGAGAGCCAAGTCGGTCAGTAGTAGAACCTGACGTATAGCTGGAAAGTGCGTTGGAGGTCAAAGCTCTCATGCCACCGAAGTTGCTAGATATTTGTGCTTTTTCCCACGCTGTGCGGACAAGCCCATCGGCAGCATTCAAACCATTCTGAGCCGAAGCTAGAGAAGTAGTCGTGAATGGGTTCATCAGGTAGTACTTGTTGTCGCTCATCGGAACGCCAACAGAGTCCATCATTGCGCCTGCGCCAGCGACATCAGACCAAGCGGTAACGGCAGTGTCCCGTGCGCCATAGTTTAGGCCAGTGTTTTTACGCATGAATAAACCAAGGTCTAGCTCAAGATCAGTAACAAGTCTTCGAGCCATTGGCTCAAGGATTTGCTCTAACTGGTCAAGCTCCAAAGCCTGCTGAATGTTGCTCCACTCGGTAGCCGCAGTAAAATAATCCTGAACTGTACCAGTTGCTTTACCAGCAATGATGTCAGACTTAGTTGATGCGGAAATGTCACCACCAGCGGTGCGGATAGTGTTGTAGTCGTGTGGACGTTTAAAGTCTACGTTGGAACCTGTAGATGGGTTGAACCTACCCGATAGCAGTTGAGTGTTAACTGTTTTTGTTACTACTCGGCTGGATTCAAATGCCTCTAGAAAGATTTTTGCTAGAGGCCGTGTAATGTTACTACTTAGATTATTAGCCATGTTGAATTTTTCCTATTCAAGAGCAGAATAGGCACTAAATGGCTTATCTACTCAAATGTAGCACCTTGTGGCCCCCTACCTTTAGGTGGCTTTCCAGCACCGCGAGGACGCTCCAATGGATCAGGAGTGTCGGTTACCTTTTTGGGTCGAGCAGCAACAGCCTTGCCTCTGATTTGAGATTCAACCATTGCCGCTGCTTTCGCTGGAGACATTGATCTAAGCTCATCCAATTCTTGCGGATTAGCTGCCAAATAAGTTGTAATCAATGGGCCTTGTGCGTCTTCTAAAATGAATTGGCCTAGACTTTCATCGATTCCATAATTTGCCAACGAGTTCCCGGCAACTTGCAGCTCCTCGGCTTTTATACCGAGCTTTGATGCGCGTTTGCTGTAGTCAAGAATCTTCTCGTTCTGCGTAGCGTGTTGCTCTTGCGCCTGTTGCTCTTGCAACCGTTGATGGGCTTGCAATTGCGCTTGGCGTTGATTATCAAAATTTACAGCCGCTTTCACAGCCTCGTCCCTCTGCGCTAGAGTTCTTCGGTATTCCTCATCAGAAATACTGAATGGGTCTGGCGCTGGAGGAACATAGGGCCGTTCTTGCCTAGGCAGTTGTGATTTAATTTCTTGCAACTGGCGTTCCAGGTCATCTGCGCGTCTTTCCTGATCGCGTGTTTGACGAACCTTCTTGCCAATCGCAGCGTTAAACCTCTCCTGCTGTAGCGGGCTAAATGCTTCTTGATCATCTTCCGGTGCTGAATCGGAGTCTTCTTCAAGACCTTTAGGAGTTTCTAGCTCTTCGGATGCCTCCTCAGTGTCTAGCTCTTCCTGTTGCAGCTCTTCTTCATCATTCATGGTACGCCCTTAAAAAAGGTAATCGCCACGGAATAGGCCGTGTCCTATGCAAAAGAATATCATTGATATTTGCAAAAGCAAACTTTTATTCGTAGGTGGGTTTTTTCTTCTTGCCAGCCTTTCTCATGGCAATGGCAATCGCTTGTTTTTTCGGTCTTCCATAGCTCATTTCTGTCTTGATGTTATCCGAGATAACTTTCTTGGACTTGCCTTTTTTCAATGGCATTATTTGCCCTCCACAATGTTTACTGTCCACACAGTATCTGTGTCTAGCTCAACTGGTCCGCCTTCTGGGCCACTAATTTCTTTGCGATCCCGCCACCCAGCCCTGTGCGCCAGCCATAGCTTTAAGGAATTAAAATCTCCTTCCTCAACACCCTTGCGGTAGCAGGTTAGAATAGCCTTGCTTCTAGCCATGCTCAAAGAGCGGTTATAGGCAGCATTTACTTCGGGCTGCCTCTCAAACACTTTGTTTAAAGTACTGGGGGCAATGTTAAAGTGCTCGGCCAATTGCGCTTTTGAAAACCTAGCGCCTAGAGTTTCTATCTCGGCAATCTCGTCATCACCAAAGATTACGTCTTTTCCTGATGTCATTTTTATCCAGTTCAAGGTTTAGGAGGAAAATAGTGAGTTGCTGTAGGCTACCATCGATTGCTTTGAGGTTTTTGTCCAATTCGCTCACAGAGCGAAAGGAACAGTCATGCATATGCTGATCTTTTGGCATCCCACACTTTTTACAAAATTCGTCCATAGGAAGAATATTTTAAAAATATCACTCTAGTATACAGCATTTGGCTGCTTATCGATGCTTATCTTCTTTTAGGCAGGAATTGCAGGGATTTTATTGCAGATTCCTGCCTACGGACAAAACGGATGTTTTTTAGAGTAGATTTGTCCCTAAACAAACAAATGACTGAGGTCTACTAGGGGCAGGATTGAAAACTTGATGTACTCTTCGCCTTTAGGGACGATTA